AGCTTATGCAAGACAAACCTCTACTTTTACTGTCTCAGGCACATCCCCTACAACAGCGACAAACGCAGCAGCAGTTGAATACCCAACAGCTACAGCCGATTACGGAACTGTAGTTGCAGTAGGTATTATGGATGCATTAACTAGTGGCAACTTACTTGCCTATGCAAACTTAGATACATCTAAGCCTGTAACTAGCGGTGATGTATTCAGATTTGATGCTGGTGATTTAGACATCACATTAGCTTAATACCATGGCCTCAGTAGGCTTTGGCTATGGCGGTTACGGGAAGTCTCATTACGGACAACCTGTTTTTCAACTTGGCGTAGCTACATCCGCTCAAACATCATCTATGTCTGCAATAGGCAGACAAATAGATCGTGGTGTTGCAACCATTGCCCAGACATCTGGAATGTCTGCGGTTGGTACTCAAGTAGATCGTGGATCTGCAACTCTAGCACAAACCAGCAGTATGACTGCTGTTGGTACACAGGTTGATTTAGGATCAGCAACTATAGCTCAAACTTCTGGCATGAGTGCTGTAGGCACTCAAATAGATAGAGGCTCTGCAACCATTGCACAAACCTCATCTATGACAGGTGCAGGTCGATATACTATATCTGCATCTTCTACAATTTCAGCATTATCAGATATGTCTGCAATCGGTAGACAAATTGATAGAGGCTCATCAACCATCTCACAAACAAGTGGATTTTCGTCAGGTGGTGGTCTAAAATGGGAGGTAATACAGAATCCTGATACTACCTGGACTCAATTAACAAAAGAACAAGCGGCATAATAATATGGCAGATACATTTACAACAAACTTAAATTTAACCAAGCCTGAGGTTGGAGCAAGTACCGATACATGGGGCGGAAAATTAAACACTGACCTCGATACTTTGGATGGTATTTTTGCTGATGCAGGTAATGGAACAAGTGTGGGCCTTAATGTTGGCTCTGGTAAAACTTTAACAGTTGCAGGAACTCTAGCATCTAGTGGAACTTTAAACTCTACTGGAACTTTATCAATTGGCGGAGTGACAATTACTGCAACAGGAACAGAATTGAATTATACTGACGGAGTAACCTCTGGTATACAAACCCAGCTTGATACAAAAGCTACAACAGGAAAAGCTATAGCAATGGCTTTAGTTTTCGGATAAAATTAGGACAATATTATGGCAAATCCAAATTTAGTAAATGTAACTTCAATATACGCTAACAGCGTAAATGGAGCTTTAACAACTACTCTTACAACTGACTTATTAACTTGTGCAACTGACAAAGTTATTAAAATTAATAGCATTGTTATTGCAAACATTGATGGCACTAACGCTGCTGATGTAACAATGGGAATTATTAAAAGTGGTGGTTCAGTAGTTTTATTTGCTTCTACTATCTCTGTTCCAGCAGATGCTACTTTGGTTCTTATTGATAAGAACTCAAGCATCTATCTTGAAGAAGGAGATGTATTAGAGGGCGGTGCAAGTGCTACTGGTGATTTAACTTACACCATTAGTTACGAAGAACTAGATGATGCTTAAGGAGTACAAATATGGCTCACTTTGCAGAACTTAATAACAGCAACGAAGTATTACGAGTAATAGTAATATCCAACGATGATGTAGACTCTCACGGAGGAGAACTATCCTCTGATGCAGAAACATTTGTAGCATCTATCGTTCCACACTCAGAAGCTGGAACAGCTTGGAAACAAACTTCATACAACAATAATTTTAGAAAACAATACGCAGGTATTGGTGATACTTTTGATGCTAGTAAAAACAAATTTATTAAACCAAAACCTTACCCATCTTGGTCATTAGATTCTAATGATGATTGGGAAGCACCAGTTACCTACCCAACAGTTACAGAAATAGATTCAGAACCAGTCTTAATCAATTGGGATGAAGATAATCAAAAATGGCTAGGAGCAAACCATAGCGGTGATCCAATAGTTATAACCAATTACGAATGGGATGCTACTAATCTGCAATGGAATGAGGTCTAACCATGGCTAATTCTAATGGCGGAATAGTAGGTGTCGATAATCCAGCAGTCGTTCAACCTGAAGTTATAACCACCTTTAATTCTACTGGCACTCTAACAACTGCTCCTTATACAACTGAAGTTGATTTCCTTGTAATAGCAGGTGGAGGTGGCGGTGGTTCTGATGGTACTACTGCTGGTAGACATGGCGGAGGCGGAGGAGGTGCTGGTGGCTATAGAACATCCGCAGGAACATCTGGCGGAGGTGCTAGTGCTGAATCATCCTTGTCTGTTACTGGTGGATCGCCTTATCCAGTTGTTGTTGGAGCTGGCGGAGCAGGTGGTCAATTTTCATCCGATCCTCTTACTGCTGGTGTTGCAGGCTCTAATTCTGTGTTTTCTTCAATCACCTCAAATGGAGGCGGTGGCGGTGCTGGTGCATGGGCTATTAGCACATCTGGTGGCTCTGGTGGTGGCGGTGCAATAGGTGGCGGTCCGTCACCAGGGACACCTGGGCAAGGATATGCAGGTGGTGCAAGAACAGACAATGATATTAATGGCGGAGGCGGTGGAGCAGGTGCTGTTGGAACTGATGGGTCACCACCTACTACTCAAGCAGGACCAGGAGGCGTTGGAGTAGCTTCATCAATAACTGGCTCTTCTGTTACTCGTGCAGGTGGCGGTGGGGGTGCTTTTAATGGATTGGGTGGTGCTGGCGGTGGCGGAGATAGTGATTTAGGCGTTGATGGAGGACCTGCACAAGCAGGAACAGCTAATACTGGTGGGGGCGGTGGAGCTAGTCATAATAATAATGCTGCTGGCGGTGCTGCTGGTGGTTCAGGTGTAGTTATTATTAAAGAAGCTGCAGGATTTTTAGGCTCAGGAATATGGGATATGAATTCAGTATACGATTCTGTAAAAGCAGGAACATGGAGTAACTAATGCCTAGATTAATCGGAGCAGCACAAACAACAACAGCAGGGACTCAAGATCAACAAATTACTACATTCAACTCTTCAGGAACATTTGCTGCTCAACCAAGAACAACTAATGCTTGGGTATTAGTTGTAGCTGGTGGTGGCGGTGGTGCTTCAAGTACAGGTTCAGGTGCAGGAGCAGGAGGGCATTTAGAAGTTCCTTCTCATCCTTTGCCTTTAAGTCCTGTACCAGTAACAGTTGGAGCAGGTGGAGCAGCAGGACAGTTTGATCCAGCGGGTGGACTCGAACCAGTAACCAAAGGACAGCCAGGTAATAATTCAGTTTTTGGAGCAGCAGCACCTCTTACAGCTATAGGTGGTGGCGGAGGGGTTAGAGGTATTTCAGGCACACCAAAAGCAGGTGATCCAGGCGGTTCAGGTGGCGGAGGCTATCGTGGTGGTAATGGTGGAACAGGAACACCTGGACAAGGAAATGATGGTGGAGATTCTACAGTTCCAACCGCAGGTCGAGGAGGTGGCGGTGGAGCAGGAGCAGCTGGAACAGATGTGTCAACTCCAGGTGCTGAAGAAGGTACTACAGGCGGTGCTGGTTTATCATCTTCTATTACTGGTTCACCTGTTTATAGAGGAGGGGGCGGTGCAAGTGCTGACGGAGTAACACCATTAAATTATTATACTGGTGGAATAGGCGGTGGAGGAAACTCAGGACTTTATGATCCATCCAATCCAGTAGGTCCTTATAGAACAGATGGCACAGCAAATACAGGCGGAGGCGGAGCGGGAGGAATGTTTATATATCCATATCAAACTACTGCTGATATTGCAGGAGGGGTAGGCGGTTCAGGTACAGTAATTGTTAATGAACCTGAAGTCGATTTTGTAGAAGGAACTTCAAGCTGTTGGGATTTAAGAGCAGTATTTAGAGCAGTCAAAGCTGGTAACTGGACAAATTAACCAACCTTTCTTTTAAACCACATCTAAACTATACTGATCTCTTAAGAGAGAGAAGATGAATTTAAAATATTATTACTGGTACTTTCAATCAGCCATACCTGAAAGAATATGTGATGATATAGTTCGTTATGGTCAAGAGCAAGAAAAAGAAACCGCCATTACAGGTAGTGCTAGTAAAGACAACTTAACCAAGTTAGAACTTAAAAACATTCAAAAGAAACGCAAGTCTGATGTTGTATGGATGTCAGATAGATGGATATACAAAGAAATACAACCTTACATACATCAAGCAAATGCAAATGCTGGTTGGAATTTTAAGTGGGATTTTAGCGAGGCTTGTCAATTTACCGAATATAAAAAAGGTCAGTTTTACGATTGGCATTGCGACTCTTATCAAGAACCCTATAACAATCCTGAAAATCAAAATGTGAATGGTAAGTATAGAAAACTTAGCATGACTGTATCCTTAACTGATCCCAAAGAATACGAAGGTGGTGATTTAGAGTTTGATTTTAGAAACACAGACGAAGGCTCACAACCAAGAATATGTGAAGAAATTAGAAAGAAAGGTAGCGTGGTTATCTTTCCATCTTTTGTTTGGCATAGAGTCAAACCTGTAACCAAGGGAATACGACACTCCTTAGTGTGTTGGAATTTAGGATATCCATTCAGATGAGCTTTAAGAAAAATAAATACCAAGTTATTAAAGGTGCTATATCAAGCGAGTTAGCAGATTTTTGTTACCAATACTTTTTAAACAAAAGAGCAGTAGCAAGACACCTGTTTGATGAAAAATACATTTCACAATTTACTGAATACTTTGGAGTTTGGAACGATCAACAAATACCTGAAACTTATTCACACTACAGCGATATCGTAATGGAAACTTTATTGCAAAAAGTTAAACCTATTATGGAAAAAGAATCAGGCGTAAAACTAACTGAAACTTATTCGTATGCAAGAATTTATAAAAAAGGTGATGAGTTAAAAAGACATAAAGATAGATACTCTTGCGAAATATCTACAACTATGAATTTAGGTGGTGATGATTGGCCTATATTCCTAGAACCTTCAGGTGAAGAAGGTAAAAAGGGTGTAGAAGTAAACTTAAAACCAGGCGATATGTTAATGTATCGTGGTTGCGATTTAGAACACTGGCGTGAACCTTTTGAAGGTAAAGATTGTGGGCAAGTATTTTTACATTACAACGATGCTAGTGGTAAAGATGCTGAAAACAATAAATATGATGGTAGACCGATGATTGGATTACCTGCTTACTTTAAAACATAAATTATATATAATGTCTAAATGGCATTATTCCCAATAACACCCCCTGCTGGAATCGTAACCAATGGTACAGACTACGCCAATAAAGGGCGTTGGGTCGATGGTGATTTGGTGCGTTTTGAAAACGGATATCTAAAACCTATTGGCGGGTGGGAAAAACTAAGAGCCACAGCATTAGACGGAGCTATTATAGGTCTTTATGGTTATAAAGATAATGCTGGTAACAATGTTCTAGGAGTTGGTACAAGAGAAAAAGTATATGTTTTATACGACAATACTTGGACAGACATTACACCAGTAGGCTTTGTTAATGATGCAAGTGACGATCCATTAGGCTTTGGTGCTTATCATTATGGTGAAGAAGACTATGGTGATGCTAGAAGTCAATCAGGTTTAGTTTTGCGGGCTGGTTATTTTTCTTTTGACAACTGGGGTGAAGATTTAGTTTTTACCTTTTCTAAAGATGGCAAAATCTATAAATGGCAACCAGACTCTTCAGGTGGCTCACCTGATACCATAGCAACAGTTGTAACCAATGCACCCACAGGCAATCTATCAACCTTAGTTACCAATGAAAGACATTTAGTAGCTATAGGTTCTGCAGATGATCCTAGAAAGGTTGCATGGTCAAACAGAGAAGATCGTAACAACTGGACATCTAAAGCAACCAATACAGCAGGTGATTTACAAATACCTACAGGCGGTAGAGCTTTGTTTGGTGTAAAATACAGATCTGATGTTATCATTTTTAGTGATACTGGTATTAACAGAATGTTCTATGCAGGATCACCTTTTGTCTATGGTATAGCCGATGCAGGAACAAACTGTAAATCGATTAGTCCAAGAACAGTTGTATCAACAGGTAACTTTCTTGCATGGATGGGTGAAAACGCTTTTTATATTTACGATGGTAATGTCAGAGAATTACCTTGCGAAGTGCATGATTATGTCTTTGACCAAATCAATATAACAGGAAGAGGTGCGTGTTGGGGTGGTCATAACTCTAACTTTAACGAAATATGGTGGGGATTCCCAAGCGGTGATGGTCAATATACTTCTAACAAATATGTTATATGGAACTACAATAGCAATGCTTGGTCTATTGGATCTATGGACAGAGGCTTTTGGATTGACCAAGGTGCATTTACTTATCCGATAGCTGGTGACTCACAAGGCTTTGTTTATGAACATGAATCAACCACATTAAGTAATTCACCTAATCTAAACTCACAAGTACCATTTTGTGAAACAGGGCCTATACAAATAGGCAATGGTGATAACTATGTGCAATGCAATCAAATATTACCAGATGAAGAAGCTAACTCTTTACCTGGCGTTACCCTTAGTTTCAAAGGTCGATTTACTCCATTAGGTCCAGTTACGGACTTTGGATCATTTACTTTTGAAAATGATGGCTACACCGATGCAAGATTTACAGCACGACAAGTACAAATGACAGTTACAGGCAGTACCACACAAGACTTCCAAGTAGGTAATATACGCTTGGATGTTAGACAAAGAGGTAAAAGATAATGGATTTATCCTCACAAAGACAGTACATCCAAAGGGCGGAGAATGTTCATATTAATATCGCTTTGGCTAATACTGATTACTCTGTTTATACAGCACCTTCTGGTGATGATTTTACTTTTTCTATTATTCAATCATTTTTAGTATGTGAGCATTTAGGTCAACAAACCCAAATAGATGTAACCAATACGCATGGTGCAGATACTTTTAATTTATTTAATGGCAAAGTTATTAGTGCTAACAGCACTACAGAGCTATTAGAAAGACCTATTATTATTCATCAAGGTGAAATTATTAAAGTACAAGGCAATCATGCTGGTAATTTAGACATACACATGAGTATCGTTGAATAT